GGGCTAACCTTTCCGGGGCTAACCTTTCCAGGGCTAACCTTTCCAGGGCTAACCTTTTCGAGGCTAACCTTTCCAGGGCTAACCTTTTCGAGGCTAACCTTTCCGGGGCTAACCTTTCCAGGGCTGACCTTTCCAGGGCTAACCTTTCCAGGGCTGACCTTTCCGGGGCTGACCTTTCCGGGGCTGACCTTTCCAGGGCTGACCTTTTCGGGGCTGACTATGGAGTTTTTAAAATTTTGGAAACTCCGATCCAACTCGTACTAAAATACGATATCCTGATATTCAAACAAGAAGGGTATATCCAAGCAGGATGTCGCCTAAAAACAATAAAAGAATGGCAAGAAACCGCAATTTTTGAAGATCAGGAATTTTTAAACGAATGGAAAGATAAGATTTTAGCATTTGCAAAATAACTGAGGCGAAACAAGATAAAAACTTTTTGGAGGGTAAAAAAATGAAAGCGATAGAAAAATATAATAGTGAATTGGCGCAGTGGGAGTTGATGGGGGCTGGATATTGTGGTATGGATTATCCAACCGCAAAGAGCAATATCAAGTAAATACAAGGCTTTTCAGTTAGGTGATACGTCTAGGGGTAATTCGTGAATTATCACTAAGACGTATCAGACAATTACGCAGATGGGCGAAAGAAGACAAAAGCAAAGCGATCTACAGGATTATAGGGGAGATACAAATTTGAAAGGAAAAAGAAACATGATAATAACCGGACATAAAAAAAGACTACAAAATTCGGGCGACGTTGCCGAAATAATGCGAACCATACTCAGCAAGGAATCGGAATTTAACCAGCAAAAAGAACATTTTTGGGTTTTAGGAACTAACGTTAAAAATGTAATACAATACATTGAGCTGGTTTCGATAGGTAGCCTTACATCAGGCATTGTGCATCCAAGAGAGACTTTCCGGTTTGCTATCCTCAAGGGCGTAGCATCTATTTTCATCGTACATAACCATCCAGGAGGGGACGCAGAACCATCAAGAGAAGATATGCTGATAACGGAGAGACTTGTAAAAGCGGGGGACATTATAGGCATAAAATTACTGGATCATATAATCATAGCAAACGGCGCAGAAGAACATAAATCGTTTAGGGATGATGGATTGATAACTTAAAGAAAGGAATAAAATCAATGAATAAAGACTATCTCAATTGGTGGATATGGTCGGTAATTATGGGATTTGCGATCCTAGCCGCTTGTTGGTGGACGGTTTGGGAAGAGATTGATAAGCAGTGTCCGGAGGAAAAGGAAGTTAAAGTTTATACCGGTGAATGGGTCGAGGATATTGTGAAAGTTGATAGCTGGTGGTCGGTTGGTTATTTAGAATTGGAGGTGGAAAAATGAATAAAATCATGTGGGTTGAAGTGCCTTGGAGCAAGACAACAAATACCCGTAAGGTAATCAACTCTATTAAAAAACATTTTCCGGGTATAAAATATTACACAGACGAAGCAATAATTAAAGCATATAATGCCACATGGCATAAGTGGCACGATGAACCGGCCTGGCGTAACAATGAAGAGAGTTATATCTGCTCAAGAGTGTGGGATATTTTGGAGGGCAACCATGATTTACAACCGAATAATACTATTTGATACCGACATTTGGGAAGTGTACGAATTTCCATCAGAGTGGCGCCTCGTTAAACCCTGGGTTAGCATTACATTCCCAAAACCTGATTTATCAGATACTTATGATAGGTTTACCGATAGATTGTTAAAACTGGCATCGACCTAGACCACATCAAATCAATCCAAATGCGTCCTATGGGCATCTCGTTTCGCCTGGGACGCATTTTTTAGTCTATCTGCCTCCAATATCAACGCCAAAACATCAGCGTGAGATAATTTAATAGTAAAATTATTCAGGATTTTCCTTATTTTAGCAATTCTATGCGCATTAAATGGCATTGTGAATATCACTGGTGTCGCTCGTATTATTTTCTGCATTCCAGACCGTTTCTACAATTTCAATAAGCATCTGGTGTGAAAAATCGAAATTCTCAATTAAAGCCAAGCTTATCGTTTCCTTGTTTAGTATTTTTAATTTATCTTCCACAATTTTCACCCTCCCATTAAATTGATTTAAGCCTCCTGATTTACCAATTTTAATACATTTTTCATCTTGTGTGAATGCGCTAACGCTTTAAACGATTCACTATCTAGTCTTCTATAATCCCAATTCTCTTTTTTTGAATTATATTCCTTATGCCTGGTATCGCTCGGCGGAAATGGATTATGTGCCCTGACTGGTATCATCTCAGCATCAAGTATCGGTATATTCTGCATGGTGGTATTATTGCAAGGGCAACGATAAGCAAAATCATAATACTTACCAATTGATTCCCGGTATTGCCATACATTATAATACCCTGTACGCTCACATTTATCGCAATATTCCTGGGTTTCCTTGCTATCACCCCGCGGGATATAGTTTTTTATCATCGAGAGAGATGGAAATTTCTTTATATTTTCGTCTGCAAGGATATTGTCGCAAGCAATGATAAAAGCTTTAGTATTATATTTTGATAGTTCACGATTTAAAAACTCAATCTTAGTAGACCTTATTTCTTGTTGTGTATCAGCGTTATAATTATCGTACAATCTATTAACCTGCTTGATTACTTCCGTCATTTCCATCAATTTTACCTCCTACTGCATACAACAAAGGTGGATATCGATTAATTATCAAATAATAAGAAAAAAGTAAGAATTCCGGAAGAATTCTTTGAAAAAACGTGATATGCTTATTCCATCAAAAGCTATCTTTCATTTCCTCGTACATACGCCTGTCACGTTCTTCAGTTGTCTCAATCTTCTTCTTGGCCTCCTGATATTCAATCCAGTCTTTCCAATTATTAAACCATGTGGAGCCGTTCTGTAATATTCCTCTTTTAACTCTATCAGATGATTTGTAATTATTTAACGCTTTTTGTAGGTTGTTATAATCTTCTTCTGTTTTAACAGATATTTTAAAATGTTTATACGCTGCTTTCTTGCCTACTCTACTTGGATATGTTTTCCAGATTGCATCGAAACGCACACACATAGTGTCTTTTGTAGCTGTAGCTGTAGCTGTAGCTGTAGCTGTAGTGGCTAACGGAGGTTTACAAGTGCTAACAGTTAACTTGTTAACATTACTGTTAACTTTTTTGTTAACACTTCTTTTGTCTCTCATATACTCCCGCATATATTCTCTTCGGTTTTCCTCGTTTCGTAAATCTCTATAATGTATATAGTTAATTATCTTCCAGCCAAAAGACTCTCTTATTTTTTCTAATCTTCTACCCTCTTGTGTATCTGTGCGACTGGAAGGGTCAGGCATCATAAATTTGTCAATTGCCTTACCTACAACTTCTTCTTGCAAATTAATTCGCCTTGCAATCGCGGGTATTGTAATATCCACAAATCCATCTCTATCGGATAAAGTTAACATACAAAACCAAATATAACGAGTTTCTAAATCCTCTTCCATGATCGATGAACTAAATATCTGCTCATACACTCTTGCATACATAATTTATACTCCTGTTAATAATATGTTAACTTGTAGTAATTAACAATATATTAACATAGTAAATTATTTTGTCAATAGTTTTCCTCACGCTTTTTGCAATCATCGCACAAGGTCAGTTCAGAATCCAAGTCGTTCCAAAATGTGGATACAATTTATAATCAGGCTGGCAAGCTTCTATTTCCGCGGGTAGCTTTGATTCTACCCGATAACCTGTGCCGCCGATTATATTATTTTTAGGAAGTAACGGCATGTCGGAAAATTTGAATATTTTGGAAGCATAATATTTGTTGTGATTAGCGAAAATTGGAGTTGTTATTTCAACTTGATCCCCGTTGCTTTTATGATATGTTGATATTTTCATAAGTGCCAGGTTTGGCAATTTTGAGTCTATGTCAAACAATCCTATTTTCATGTACTGGCTCATAAAAGAAAAATCAAGGCTGCCCGGTAAGTTGGGATAATAAACCCGGACAGCCTTGCGCAATATGTTGCTCAATAATCATACAATATAAAATTATCAATTACAAGTAGAAAATATTTATATCCTGGAAAGCCTTGTATATCCTTGCATTCGGGGTGTCGTGAAAATAAATTAGTTATTTATGTTGACAATCATATTGTTATGATGTATTATAGTTAAACAATAACAATATAAGGAGAATCAACAATGTGTGAATTCATAAGCTGGATCGAAAAAAACGGGAATGTGTACTACCTCACATATCACGATATATATCGGACTAGGCGTGGAAAAGAATTAAGGGATTATTGCAAAAGCAAAGAAGATTTAATTGGACATAATGCAATAAGATTTTACTATGCCGAATTCATGGGCGGAGAAGATAAAGAGTGTACCGATTTCTCTTCTCCAAATAATTTCCCGAAAGAAATCGTAGCGGATATTAAAGCGGGTAAATTTAGGGGGCTGGGAACTGAGAAAGGACTGCTTCAGCAGCAAGCATGGGCTGAATACTCGAAGATTGAGCAGCAAGCATTGGCTGAATACTTGAAGATTGAGCAACCAGCATGGGCTGAATACTCGAAGATTAGGCAACCAGCATGGGCTGAATACTTGAAGATTGAGCAACCAGCATGGGCTGAATACTCGAAGATTGAGCAACCAGCATTGGCTGAATACTTGAAGATTGAGCAACCAGCATTGGCTGAATACTTGAAGATTGAGCAGCAAGCATTGGCTGAATACTTGAAGATTGAGCAACCAGCATTGGCTGAATACTTGAAGATTGAGCAGCAAGCATTTTGGGATTTATTTAGGATTGTAAAAAATAGAAATCCTCTATGGAGGTAATCGTTTATGGAGAAAGCATTGAAAATATACAATAAAACAGACCTAATGATTGAATTGGGAATCCCTAGCCAGCCGCATCTAATATGCCAATGGACACGTCGGGGAATTATTAAGCCCAAGAAGGGGAAAAACGGCAAATTAGTTTACACCGACAAGCACTTGGAAAGATTGAAAGAATACAAAAGTCTTAGAGATAGTTTGAAAGGATGGCAAGGAATTAGAAAAAACAGAAAATGACATGCGAAAAGCGGAAAAGGCACTAAGTAGATTGGTAAATACAGATTCTGAAAGAGGTAGCAATGTTGTGGACGGGTAAACTATGAGTAAGAAGGAGAAATAATAAATGAATATTTGGGCAAAAGCCTGTCGGTTTTTAAAAGGAGAATGATCGTGAATAATTTTGTAGATTATTTTAAAGTAGTGGTTGTGAGTATAATTGTTATAATATGTTGTTGTTTTGTTACGTGCTTATTTCTGCCCAAAATACATCAAGGATATTGGTTAGAGGTAGTCGATGGTAGAAATAGCTCTCAGATAATCCCAGTTTATAGAATAGTTAATAACTGGAAGTGGTATCCAGATAATGTTGCTTTTGTGTCAATAGACAAAGACGAATGCCTTCGGGTATTTAACACTCTGAAAGGAGAATGAAATTGGAATTGAAGTTAGATGAAAAAGAGACTGAAGAAATTATTTTAGAGTGGGCAGTAATAAAATTTCCAGGTGTATTTAATGAAATACGGATAAGTGCTCAGTTTGGACATTTAGAGTCAGTGACTTTATATAAAAAAAACCCACCTGACAAAGTAAGCGACAGGAAAGGAGTAATACATTGAGTAACGAAATGGAATTAAAAAATAGTTTACCTGCACTGCTTGGAAGTGTAAATATTAAGAAAAAGTTTGAGGACATTTTGGGTAAAAAGGCACCTGGTTTTATGTCTAGCATTTTAAGCGCAGTTAATTTGAATGCAGAATTGAAAAATGCCGAACCACTGAGCGTAATATCGGCAGCGGCCATTGCGGCATCCCTAGACTTGCCGATTAATCCTTCTCTTGGATTTGCCTTCATAGTGCCTTACAAAAAAGAGGGGAAGCCGATTGCTCAATTCCAAATGGGGTGGAAAGGGTTTGTCCAGTTGGCACAGAGGACAGGGAAATATCAAACGCTTAATGTATCGCCCGTCTGTGAGGGCGAATTATTAGGTATAAACCCTTTTACAGGAGAGATAGCTCTATCCCATGAAAGCAAGAAGTCGGATAAAATAATCGGCTATGTAGCATATTTTAAGCTCTTAAACGGATTTGAAAAATATTGCTACATGACTAAAGAAGAATGCGAGAAACATGGTAAAAAGTATTCAAAATCTTACGATAAACCATACAGTAAATGGCAGCAAGATTTTGATGTTATGGCTTTGAAAACAGTCGTAAAACGGCTGTTAGGTAAATGGGGTATACTATCTATTGATATGCAAAAAGCCCTAGAGACCGATCAGTCTGTAATAAAACAAGACGGAACATACGAATATGTTGATAATGAAACAGGGGAAAGTACAGCCGGAGACCAAAAACCGAAAATGCCAAGGTCTAAATCAGAGAAAAAAAAGCTAGAAGCCACTGCGCAAACAACAGAAATGCCACAGGGCGAAAATAAAAAAATGGATAAAGATTTGAGCAAGCTTGCTGAACAGGCCGCTATGGAGGCAGGGGTATAATGGCAGACTTTATCTATAACGAAGACACAAGGATTCACACGCTCAATGGAAAGATAATCCCATCGGTTTCAAATATTGTCGAACCGCTTTCAATGGATTATTCAAAAGCGCATCCCGGCAAGCTTGAATATAAGAAGGATTTAGGGAATGCGTTCCATGAATGTATCCGGTTGTTTCTTAATAATGATTTAGACGAGGATTCCATTGACGAAGTCTTGATTATACCTTTTAAGCAATTTCGCGAATTTTGGCTAGAGGATGAATTTGAGGGCTTACCGCTACCCACGTCAATTGCAATAGAACACCCCTTCTGTAACGAGAAATTGGAATACTGCGGCAAGCCCGACCTTGTAACAAAAGATACTATTTACGACTGGAAGCTACGCAAATACGATCCCCTTTGTGACCCGCTCAGATTGGCTGGTTATGCTGGATTAATTTCAGACTTCCTGCCAAAGAGAAAAATAGTTGTGGAATTTAGCCTTGATGGCGGATACAGGGTACACAATGCAGAAAAGAAACAAGCATGGCCTCTGTTTCGCAAATTACTGGAATGGTACTGGAAGAAAAAAGAATTTGAAACCTTATTGGAGAATTGGAGAAAAAGTATATGAGTGAAACAGTGATTGAGTCTGGGCAATCTGTAGAAAACCAATTGAAAGGACAGGCAGTAAGCCTGAGAGAATCAGCACAATCTATTGCCGTGACTGATGAAAAGAGTTACCTGTTTGCCGGGCAATTCGCAAAAGACATTAAGGATTGTAAAAGTAAAATACTAGATTATTTTAAACCACTAAAAGAGGCTGCCCATAAGGCACACAAGACCATTACGCAGAGGGAAGCTGAGGAAATAAAACCGCTTGATGAGGCTGATACAATCGTAAGAAAGGGAATATCTGACTACCTGAACGAACAAGAACGAATCAGAAAAGAAACACAGAGAAAAGCAGAAGCCGAAGCAGCCGAAGCAGCCAGAATTGAGCAAGAAAAGATATTAAAACAAGCTGTCAAAGCTGAGGAAAAAGGCAATACTGAAAAGGCCGAATCTTTGATTGAAAAAGCTGAAAACATATATTTTCAGCCGGTTATAATACCATCTATCATACAGAAAACAACTAAATTAGAAACCGGTGGTGGGATTACCAGGAAAACAGAAATCGAAGTTGAGATTTACAATGAAATTAATTTTCTTAAAGCAATTACTGTAGGCAAAGTACCACTGGCAGCTATAGAATTTAAGCTCGGAGTGATTAAATCTTGGGTAAAAACTATGAAAATCAAGCATGGAGAAATTCCTGGGCTTTTAATCAAAGAAACGTCTGGTGTCTCTATTAGATAATTTCCTGCGGGGAGGGGCGGATCCCAAAACTGACGTGCTAAAACCTCACGGCAGACAATTACTTTATACACTCCCCGCAGTTTAACTTTTAGAAAGGAAGGTGTTAAATGGAATCTGTACGAGGGTTGCAGGTTGATAGGCGTTTGTATAACGTAACTAAATTAAAAGCGCAAATTGCGCTGCCTGCAAACCCTATTAACTTTTCGGACAGGTCAAGTTGTGGTTAAGTCCACAGGTAAGTGAGACGTATATCTGGACATAAGACCTTGCACTCGAAAGGCTCTGGAGTCGAGACCGAACAAGGCATATACCATCCGCCTGCAACCTTATTTTTAGGGGTAACAAACATGGCTAAAGAAGTACCATACATGTCGAAATATCCTGTAGTACATATCTATGGACAATATGCACACCACATGGAAGCTATTATACTTGGGAATAAGGTTGGATTGATGGCCTTGAAAAAAGCAATCAACACCGCTTTGTGTAGACCAGAAGGCAGGGGGTCACAGGAAGTATATGTAAATGATGGTGAAGGATACTATATTGAAATACAGGTCATACAAGACGAGAGAATAGATAATCTACCGGTGCCTTACACGGCAGATTATGCACAAGATAAGTGTCGAAGGCTGGCTGCCTGTGCCCTATTTTTAGAAAGGGGAATATGGAAGCTAAAATAACAATGACGTTCAAGTATGAACTCGACCCAGACGGTGTTTATAGAAAGCACGATAGAGATACATCCCAAAAATTGTTGAATGCCGATCTACATAATTTAACTAACGATCCCCCGTCTGTTTTTAAATGCATTAAGATTTATGATTTAGAATTCTCAGGAGAATTGATTGATGACAACACTAAAGAATGTTGATGTTGTGTTGTTACAAATCAATCTGCCGTTGTATTTAATTTTGCCAAGAAAGCGTGTAAAATCCAAGAGATTCTCTCTGAATCTGAATATTTACAGAAATACGCATTTTCAAGTTTTAAATCAAGCCAAGAAAATATTTGCTGGTTATGTTCTAAATTATTTAACTTCAGCTTGTTTTGCAAAGCCTTTTATTAATGGTCCAGTTGCGTTGGAATATACTTTGTATTGGCCAAGTAAAAAGAGGGTAGACCTATCGAATGTTATAAGTGTTATTGATAAGTTTAGTCAAGATGCCCTTCAGGAAATTGGAATACTTAGAGACGATAATGTGGATTATATAAAAAGGGTATCGTCGGAGTTTGGAGGCATAGATAAAGAGAATCCTAGATGTGTACTGAAAATAAAAACTTATTAATAGGGATACTAGAGTGTATGGATCACCGGCAGGGGACGATCTTGAAGCCCTTCTCCTTTCTTGTTGTCCCTTGCCGGAGGGTTTAAAATCGAGTTTAACCAATGGGAATAAATGATAATTTATTGAATCACGACGATGAAAAGGTATGCCCAAACTGTCAGGGTAGTGGAAGAATTACAAAGGGAGGGGAATTAATCACAGAAGAAAACAAGAAGGTATCAGATTTAACTATCAAAGAACTGCCCGAATTAATAATACAATGTATTAGGGATTGCAAAAAGCAGGACGCAGACAAGCAATATGGTGAATTGTGGCTTAAAAGGAAAAAGGAATTAAATCCATTGTTTTAAAGGAGAATGACATGGAAACAACATTTGAAAATGCAAAAGTTGGGGATCGGGTGTATAGCCCACTGTTTGTCGGTAAAGGAGAAACGAATGGAGAAATTATAAAAATATTGAATGCGCTAACTGCCTATTTTTCTATAGAAGTAATGCCTGACAACGCAAAAAAGGACGAATTTTTGTATGTTTTTACCGTTACTGGAGCTTATTTTTCAGACAGCAATCAAGTGCTTTTCTGGTCACGCCCGGAATTTGAAGTTCCGGTAAGGCGGGGAAGAATGGTGAAAAAGATAATGTGGATAGGGTATGACACGAAAATGCGTACCAATTATGGTGATGATAAAATACACTGGCTTCCATCAACGTCTTTATATGTTGAAAAAAACGATGCGGCAGAAGCGTGTCCAGAATATAAAGTAATTCCAATCGAAATCGAGGTTGAGGAATAAAAGATGTCGATGAATGTCTAAAAAGTGACAGGGCGATGGCAATGGTTTTTCCTTATTACACAAAAGGGGGTGATGCTTAACAATGTTCGGGGTAATGATTGTAAAGACTACACTTACACTATGCCTTACATTCCTTTTAATTACCAAGGGGGGTTTGCGCATCCTAAAAAAACACGCATATTTATTAAGGACTTCTAAAATTCAAAATGAGATGTTTGTATGAATAAAGAAGAAATATTAAAACTTACTGCTTTGTGGTATGAATACGTTGGCATGGATCATCATAAAGACTGTGATTGCAATTGGTATATCGTGGAAGTATGGTCATACGGTGATCTACCACGTTATAGGGTAGAGCATAACGGATACATCTTTGAAAGCAAAAACTATAAGTATTATAAAAAAAGGGATGCCGTTGAGAAAGCATTTATTACAGAGATAAAAAAGGCATTTAAAAAAGAACTAAAATGGGCTAAAGAGGTTTTTAAATCATCGCAAGAGTACGATCAAATTCAATTTGAAAGGGCGGCGTGGCTAATAAACAATAAGGAGATGTTCGTATGAGCAACAAAGATGAAATACCTTATAAGAACTAAGAGCAACGTGTATAGCGCCATTCATATTATTTTAATCCAAAGAATCAATATATTCTTGCGCTTTTTCTAAGCCATCTTTAATATACAACTGCCTTTGTAATTCGTGGTATTCCAACATTTTGATGTGTAATTGTTCCATGCACTGAGTAATAAACATGGTAAGGTTTGACATCTCAAATTCGACATTGCTTAATTGTTCGTGTATGGTTTTCATTTTGGTATGTGAGAACCTCCAAACCCTCCCGCAAAACCACTACATATGGTCAAGATTGTTTTAACAAGTTTGTGTTTTTCAAGTGATTTAATTCGTGGCTCCATAGGGCACTCAATAGGTTTATTAATTGTTTTCCTTAATTCAATAATTTCATCTCGTAAGGAAATTACAGTTTCGTAAGTTATCCTGGCTTGTAATTCAGGTTTCATATCATTCCAGGAATCTTGACTTACTACGAGTTTGGGATCGGTCATATAGATAAAATCCTTTCAAGTTGTCCGGTGGGGCATCGCCTAGAATGCTTATAGATCAATATGCCCTCTGATATTACAGGATGTGCCCCACATGCTCTACAATTTTCACCATATCTACCATCATCATATTTATCTTCAAGTTCTCGCCTTAATGCCTTGCTATACAATCGTTCTTTAATAGTCATTTTGTTATCACCGCAAGATTTAAAGCCTCTGATAAATTAAATGGTTTTCTGCATTTAATACATAAACAGGCTTCACTGTTCCAAGCGTATATCTGTAATTTAGTCTTGCAGTGTGGACATTCACAAGTGATATTCTTTCCTGTTTTACGCATCCAAAGAGCCATCCTCTTCCTTTTGTTTACCTTTTACCATATTAGCATTTTCTAAATCCGTCCAATCACAGCCTTCGAGTATCCATTCAAAATCACAATTCCAACATTGCAAGGCTTCCGCATCCTCTATGGTTAAATCTGTTTCATCTCCGTTAGAGTAATAATTGGTTTTATTGCAATGAGGACAATTTGTTTCGTAATGTGTTATCATCATTATGAATTTGATGGGAAGTAAGTTTTAACGAGCTTATTTAATGCTGGCTCATATCCCAAAGCACTGGCAATTTTCCTGATTGATTCTTTAGTTTTGGCATCATTGGCGAATTCAACACCTTTAATTACAGCCCCAAGAGTACCGCCACGCCTTTTGGCAACCACAATGCTTGTCATCATGCCACCAATAAGACTTAGGAAACCTCCAGCAAGCCCTGTAATAGTTCCTACGCCTGGAACAAACGCATTGATAACAGGAGATGCAGATTCAATACCAGTATTGACTTTTGTGAGGATCGCTTCAAGATTTGTAGTTTCTTTACCAGTTGAATCAGTTTTGGTTTCCAGGAGATAACATCCTGATGTTGAAATGAGAAGTGCGAACACAACAGAAATTAATATTTTCGATTTCATTGTTTATTATCTCCATTTGGTAAGTCCACAGGTGTAGGATTAGTGGATAAATATTTTGCGATGCTTACTATAGAGGAAATCAATGCAGCATACAAAAGCTTCCGTAACCCTTCTTGAAAATTGAAAGTTTCCGGGGCAATTACCATTGTAGAAATAGCTACCGTTCCTCCGCTAATTCCTGCATTCATCAAGCCTTTAAGCCATACACTAACATCTTTCATGTCAAGCATAAAATCTCCTTAATAAATTCGTGTAGCAGTATGGTTTGAAAGGAGAAAAGCCTATACTGCTACACGTTACCGCTAAGCGGATTAATGAGAATTAGGTAATTTTAAATAAAAATATCCAATTATCATTGTTAATACCATACCCGCAAGGCAAAGTAAACAAGAAAAATATTGAGATATAAAATTCATACGTTTACGTAACATAAAAAGTGTTAATTGTCAAGGATTTTCTAACCCATCATTCCAGTTTTTCCATTACTTCCAACCTGTTATTTATTTTAGACAAACTTGTCTCGATTTCGTCCGGCGTATATGTCCCATTTTGTAATGCTTTTAAAATTGAATCTTGATTTTTGTAAATAGAAACAATGTCAGATTTTAATGATTGAGAAGCCTTGATAAAATGCACAATTACAGACGCATAATCTATTGATTCTTTGTCGTCTCCTTTGATTTGGTCAGGAACTTCTTCAACAATTAATCCTCTCCTGGTGATTGAGGGCAGTCCTCTTGGATTCCAGCTTTTTGGTTTTACCTCATCAAATATCTTCCAGAAAACACGTTCCTTTTGTTTCTGAACATCTTCAATAAGTGTATTCCTATTTTCACCTGCTGCCCATTCAAATTCTGCATAAGCATTATAACCCGCTTCCATACTGGCATAATCAAGCAGGGTGACTGTGACGCTACCAAGTTCGGCTACAAGGCTTTCATAAGTACTTTCATTATTTAATATCCAGGTAGCCTTGTTATCTTTTACATATTTCTTTTTGGCTTCATCCTCAGCATCCAGCCAATCGGGTTTTATTTTAATTTCTGCTATGTTGTCCTTGATATTTTTGGTGGAAGCTACATTAAACGCTGTTGCCCTTACTGCACCATCGAACCAGCCTGTATAAGCATTTGATGTCCCTGTTACTGCGGTAGTTGTACCTAACCCAAATACTGTTGTACTAGCAGTAACAAGAAAAAAAGTTCTCTGCGTAGTGGCTGTGCCAGTAGTAGTCATGGAAAGAACTGGAAAACCATCTCCTGGAGCAACATAGCGATAAGAATATGTTGTGTATGTACTGTCTACCGCTTGATTAAAATATTCCATTTCTTGCATACCTGCATAATTTCCACTTATCCAGTTTTGCGTCTGGTAATAACGATAAAATCTGTAAGCCGTATTGTTGCTAAAATTAAAATACTCCCATACCCCGCCTGACTGTGTTGTATAAGTGCCTGTATATAATGTTGACCATGAACTTGCATCCTGAGACGCTTGGATTTGGAAGCTGTAAGTTTCATTGCTTGTTCCGTAAATTCTTACATAATCTATTTTCTTTGTTGTACCTGTCCCATAGTCGGCTATTAGATAATGAGGATGAGCGGTATTACCTGTTTCCCATTGATTAGAAGCTCCCAAAATACCATCAAAAGCTGCGCCACCAGTTCCATTTGTTTGACTGTCTGCATACGCAAGGGTAGGAGGGGCGGTGCTTGATCCTGATACATTGTATGCAGCCGTACCAGTACCAATATAGATTTGTCCAAATGTGCCTACCCCTAAAGTTGTGGTTGGGTATAACAGTAGATTGTCTGCCATCCAACTAGGGTCTAGTTTATTTGTCGTACTTCCGATAGGGAATTTACCTGATGCACCAGTAACAGAGGCTGAACCGTTATCAGTAGGATTGCCGCTAATACCAGCCCAGGTATTAGTCAATTCAATATCGTTGACAATAAAACTTGCTGCGGTTACACTTCCGGAAAATGTTGCACTTCCAACAGCATTAAGCGCACCCCGTGTAGTAGTTGTTCCTATAGAAATTAGCGTGGGTTTAAGTGTGTTTGTTCCTGATATATCGTTATAAATCGGAATTTGTGTCGCTGTTAGACTTCCTTGCATATCCGATAGGTTTCTCGTTGTGATTTGCATTATATTATCAAGAGTAAGAGTATTTGGTATCCACTCGTCCAGCAATCCCACTATACCATAACTGGCATGTACGGCTATTGTCCCCTGTGGCACTACTCTTAACCCAAGCGTACCAAGCGTCTGTGTGCCTGTGTCTGTCCATCCACCTGCGGAAGAAGTGCCTGACGCGGTAATCGTTGGGGTTCCGGTGCCGTTGCTAGTTATTGATATTCCAGAACCGGCCAATATTTGCTGTACGCCATTATTAGTAACCGTTACAGAACCAGTGGATTGGTCTATAATTATTGCAGAACCCGCTATCAAACCACGAACACCAGTATTTGTGACTGTAATTGAACCAGTTGCCCCCGTTGTAGAAACACCAGAGCCAGCCGTTACATTGGTTAATCCAGTATTTGCTAATGTAATAGCCCCAGTCGCCCCTGTCGTAGATAGCCCTGAGCCTACGGCTACGTTTGTGACACCTATATTCGTGACTGTGATTGAACCAGTCGCCCCTGTCGTTGAGATACCAGAACCCGCCGTAAAGCTACTTACATAACTATCAGTTGTCTTTACAAAATCTGTATTATTATAATTGTCAAATAAATCCGCATTTTTGCCCGTTAATGTTGTTGGAATATTTGCTAAAGGTACAAGGCCAGAACCATCTAAAATAAGCAGTGTATTTGTAATTGTCCCCGGATTATAACCATCAAGAGTATCAGCATCTTTACCTGTGAGCGTTCCAGGTATTCTATTTAGATTTACCGTACCCGTGGCTAGATTGGTAGCATTTGTATAATAGGTGTCAGGCAAACCATTCAGTAGCAAAGCGTTACTTGCGACTGCTGCCGTATTTGCCCTATCTTCAAACCATGATGTTCCATTTGTGAATAATCTAAAAGTCTGAGAACCTGTAACTGTAGGGCTGCCAACTCCATCAATATTAAGATTAAGCGTAATCGTTCCAGTATTGATATTCTTTATCCAGAATTTCTTAGTTATTGTCCCAGTAGCGACACTGGAAGCAGATGGAAAAGAGATAGTAAATCCTGATGTACTAGAACCTAATATACCTGTCTGTGTCCCTGTAACAGTGTATGTCCCCGTTACTGTGGTAAGGTTTTCTAAATTAGTAATTACCGTTTTTATTTCTCTATCAGAGTTGTTGAATTCGCTTATTTTGGTATTGCTTTCTGTTGGAGTTGTTAAGTTTAAATCCATTGGCTTTGTGCCTGTGTAAGTAGCAGCAAACACATTTGAAGTGATGAACAATAACAGTGGTATTAATTTATATATTTTCATTTGGTACTCCTAGTTGCTATTGGTAATTTTTTTCAGATAGTCCTTTACGAATTTTTCAGTAATAAGATTAGCCCTTAGCGAATCTTTTAATAGTTCAGCAAATTCCTGCCGTGGCATACTTTTTGAATATTTATCAAGTAGCGCTTCTTTCGATTCGTTCCTTTTAGAATATCTCAAACTATCAATATACGGACTATCTTCTTTACCACTTTCTGTACGCCTGTAACTCCTCAAGAACTCTTTTGGACTTGTCGCCTTTGGGTCAATCTTTTTGTTGTATGCCAGCGGTATATATAACTCTTTATAAATTTCCCCATCTGACTTTCTTTGTAGATTTTTCTTGATATATTCAATAGTAGACTGTTTTACTCCATAGTTTGATTTGGCATGTTTTCTCTCTATTTCGTCTTGTATTTTGTAAGATGATTGCTTGATACCTTGATCTGAAATAATCAAGTATGTCCCTAATACATTCATGGGGAATACGTTCTTTAAGCTTTCAATAGACTTATGATCCTCTTTAATTTCATCATATCCGAAATTGTAAAATAAGCGTCCACCTGCTTCGTTCCAGCTATGCTTTAAAAGCGATTCAGCAGCAGGCATTCCACCAACATTAAATTTATCTTTTGGGATAATATCCATATTCCTAAATTCATCTTTAGGGTTTTCCCCTCGAACAAAGTATTGATACAGGTCTTGTCCTATTTTTATTAAAGGATGAAATTGATATGGTGACAACTCTGTGGCTGAATTTAACAATCCCCTTAAATCCATTTTTAAAAGTCTAAATACTAACTTTCTGGCTATCTGCCCTTGATAGTCTTCTGGTATCCCTATTGCAACCGGCTTCCCATTTACTGTGTATGGTGTTGGTATGATAGTCTTGCTTTCTATATCATATTGAGATATTCCGCTTAACACCTTCTTGATCCACTCAACGCCAGCAGCACCAGCGCCAAGCAATGTAAGCAATGGTACAAGATTTAATGCCGTAGTTTTCCAGATATAAGCAGATGGCTTTGTACTAAAACTTTCCCATGCACTACGCAAGCCCTCTTTGTTTATATTAGAAAACATAAAGATGTTATTTGTAAGCCATTGTAGCCTGCCTGTTCTCCTTGCATTGGGCGTTCCCACCAAAGTTCTAACATCGTGCATTATTTGCCTTTCCGATTTAGCGGAATGCTTTTTCAGATATTTATATCCAGCTACTTTTGTGGACATTTCAGACACCCTTCCAGCTTTATCAAGGGTTTCCTCTATTTTCTTAACTACATATTTAAACCTGTTCCATGCACCAGGAGCCTGTTTATCTTCCCTGCCAGATATTTCAAATTCCGATTGTAATTGTTCGATTTTGGTTTCAAAATTTTCCTCTTGACCTGCATAATATCTGCCTGAAATTATACCGGCATTTTCCATCAATTTGGTAATATCGTCACTACGCTTACCCATAAATACATCTTGTGCTGATTCTTTAAACCCACGCCCATAATCACCTAAAAACTCTGGAACATTTCTTAATTTTATTTCTGGAGTATTCTTTATAGTACCCTTGATATCACGAAATATATTTCGCCCCATCCAGATAGGATTCCAAGTAACAAGCAACCGCCTAAACGGTTGGCTTACTGTCTGGACTATCTTTGCAATCTGTTTTGCTTTGTAAGGTTCGTACTGATATGATTCTGCTATCTGCCTATCAACATAATAATGCTCTGGTTTGCCGTCACGCATTGCCGTAAAGATAGCCAAGTTTTTACTGTCTTTTGGGTTTTTGGGCTGCCATTTTGTCGTGCTTTTATCTATATCGGCTGGTGTTAATTCATTTGTTTGCCGCAATACTTCTACCATATCAAGTTTGGATTCGTTAATCTTGGCAGCCCGAACTAACATCATGTCTTGAATCATTGTGGCTACTATAGGGTTTTCAATTTCAGAAAGCGTTCCGTACTGTTTATAAATAGTCCCTGTTATCTGACCGCCATATCTTTCTTCTAGGTATTTATTAACACTGAAGCGTGTATAAAACATATTGTTTTTTACATATTCAACCAATTCAGGATCGTATCTTTTGCCTTCATCAAGCGCGGGGAATACAAACCGTTTCCTTAATTCCCAATACTTAATGAATAATTCTTTAACCTTATTAAACTTTTTATCGCCCCACTTATTCTGTAAATGTGTAAGCATTTCCTGTGAAGATTCCAGAGATTCACCACCAGGATTAAATATATCAAGCTTGCCCCTTTCTTCTTTCACCCTCGATGCTTGAGCAAAAACACCAAGTTCAGACAGCGCAATATTGCTTTCACGCATTGGTATGTCAACTTCTTTTGTGAAATGGTTAATAAGGTTTTCCATCTTAGAATCAATCATTGATAATTCTTCAATAGATAATCTTGCCTTAAGCCCTATCTCCCTTGTACTACCACTCTTCTTTTCGAGCTTTCTGATACGCTTTATACTTGCCCATTCCTCGTCTATAAGTTGTGTCATTACCGTATCCATGATAGTCTCTGTAGTGCTTCTCTGTCGTTCTTCCATAGACTTTCTGGCCTTATGCCCACGTTCATATCCCTCTTCCATGCGCTGTATTCTGTTCTCGATTACTGCTTCCTTACCAAGTCCAGTCCTCTCTTGTATTGCATCGTATGCCTGTTTGACTTCTGGCTTCTTCTCTAAATAAGCAAAGAATGATTTATAAAATTTAGGAGCCGTTTGTTTTAATAAGCCTGGATTCCACAATAAAGCACCGCCAGCATCGGCATAAAGCTCTTTAGGTGAATATCTATAAGCTGTAAACTTTGCGTCTCCCTTGTCGTCAAAAGGCTTAACCTTTTGGGTTAACGCTTTCAACTCAGCCATTATCTCTTGCTTTGTAATTACTTCACGTTCAGATAATTCCTGCGCCAAAAGCTTTTTGTACCCCTGATTGGCAGCCTTCCAAAATTCCGGCTGTCCTTTAGCCTCTGACAAGGCTTGTTTTCTTAGTTCAATCTTTCTTGTATTTATATCGTCTTCGCCGCTTGTAGGGAATGTATCCAGCATGTGTTTAAGATATTCCTTCAATGTTGCTATGTGCCCAAGAACGTTCCCTCTCTTTGCTTTATCTGGCAAATAGTCTATATAGTGTAATAATTCATGCGCCATAACCTTCAACGCCAGCGTTTTGTCTTTTTTATATGCCCTGAGTTCATACATACGTGTCTTTTTGTTGAAGTCTTTTCTAAAGTCAATTTGATCCTCAGTTAATCCTGATTCCTCACGCATGTAATCTTCAAACTCTTGTGAAATTGTTTTAAATACCCGCGGAGATACTGATATTGTATCGTGTCCAATGGCTATGTCGCCTTTACGGATAGATAAGCCTGGTACTTCGGAGAGTAAGTCTTTAAACCCTTCTATATGTGGGGATAGTACGATTCTTTTGCCTATAGGCAGGTCTTGTCTTAATCCTATTTTGTCTTTTCTTTGACTATAATAACCAAGTTTGTTTTTCATAAACCGTTCTATTGCTGGATACTTACCCTTGCTTACCTCGTTATAAAGCTCTACCACTTCTGGTAATTCGTAAGGCTGGCGTTCTGCAACGGCATATTCTCGTTGTTCGGAGTAACCGCCCATGTCTGCATTGGAAGGAGGTTTCCCAAACAACTTCTGTTGTCCCTGTATATCCGCTTCCATCTGAGGCTTAATATCTGTCTTTTCGCCTTTGTCAATTAAAGGCGATTGTGTAAACTTCGGCTTACCCTTTTGAGATACTTGCATTATTTCTTGGGTTATTGGAGTAACCTCTGTCGGCTGAATTTGAGCGGGGGCAGGAGGTGGTTTTGAAGGCTCAAAAACTTTAATTGTTTTTTCCCCTCGTTCAAACGCCATCCTTAACCTATTATTTCCATCAACAACAATTCCCTCTTTATTTATTACAATAGCCCCTTCTGTCATAATCGGTCTTTTTACAAACTGTTCAGAGAAAATATCAGGATTGGTTTGTTGTAATTCGCTTATATCCTTTTCCGTTTCAATCCATTTACTATTTTCTAATTGTCTTATAGTATTAGGAGAAAGCCCTTCGTTGGTTATTTTTACTCTAAGGTCGCCCTGTAATGCTCCCTTTGCAGATACAGGCAAATCACTAAAATTTATAGATTTTTCCGGCTGAATTTGAGCGGGGGTGGTAGGCTTCCCTTCTGGTTGAAGTAAATCTTTAGGTTCTGGTATAGGAATTCCTACTTCTTCTGGTTTTGTTTCTATCGTATATCTTGGGGTTTCTTTTGATGGCTGTTCTTTAAAAGGAATAATATCGCCAGGTAATTCTTTAGTAATATTTATCTTTGGTTGTTCGGGCATTATCTTGTGAGCGACTTGCGCACCCAATGCCATTACCGGCGATGTCATTAATACCTGCAAGGATGTCTGTCTTGCGTCTGGATACATCTCTTTTACAAACTCACCTGTAGTTTTATCTGGATTTTGTGTCCACCACTTAACCGCTTTTTGTCCCACAGTATTTATGTTTTCACCAACAAGCTCTGATAATGTACTGAAAAGGGTTCTTCTCGCCAAAGATAAGCCAGGTTTTAATAAATATCCTAATGGTACATATTCGGTAACACCTTCAAGCGCACCTTCTCCCACAGCACCAAGGGCAGCCCTGCTGGGCGCTACGCCCTTTCCCCTTGACTCACCATAGCTTTGCCCGCCAGCCAATGCGATTATTGATGCCAAAGCAGGTATAGGACTCCCTGTCGCTACTGAGGCTGCCATGCCTGGTAAATTTTGAGCTACAGATTGCACGCCACCATACAAGGCACGTTTTAAATTACCTCGTATCTCAGGCATATCCTTTTGCATTTCAATTCCAGCACCTTTATATACGTCCTTACCCCAATCAGCTATTTTCTCACTACCGATAGCTTCTCCCGCCATCCTACCAAGTCCACCAACACCCTGCGCAGCCGAATAAGGGGCATGTTTTAAAGAAGTTTTAATAACATCTACGACTGAGGGATCGCCCCATGTACCCGTTGCGCCTGGCGTATTTCCAGCAAGCAAATCTTTTGGCTGTAATAAATCTATTGGTTTTCTTTGAAGTAAATCAATAGGCATTTATTGCTTCCTCATCCTTTTTAAAACCTCATCCGTTGTGATACCATACTTCTTGGCTGTAAATTCTAAATCTTCTTGTGTAGGCATATTTGTTGATTTATCTAAACTTTCACCTTTTCTATAAGTATCAATATCATCATAAATATCGGATTCCCCACTTTTTTTGCTCCCTGCTGATTTAAACGTTTTAAACGCTTCTATGTACTCTGGAGTCCCCCTGTCTGTCGGAGCGAATCTCCATTGCGATTCAAACTGCGCTTGCTCTGCTGATAACTTTGCCATTCCCGGTCTCGACTCAAGAAGTTTATTCTTTTTTATACCCAAATCTATTTGTCTCTCTCTCTTATCATATCTTGCATTTCTGTCTTTAGATACCGACTCATTAATCAATTTTTGTAATGCCATCTGATTATCAAAATCAGCATTCCTTGCCATAGAATCACGCCATCTCGCATCTGCTTCTCTATAAGGTTTTTCGCTTTCCTCAAACTGTTTCTGTTTAAATCCAAACTTCTCTTTATTCAATCCAAATACATCATTCCCCATATTCTGATCATATTCCTGCTGTTGTCTTTGCATAGATTCCTTAATCATCTTTGAATATGTCTCTTCTAACTGATTAGCACCACCACCAAAACCAGCAGCAGCCCCCGCCACTCCTCGCAAAGCGCTATCTCCACCGCCATATCCGGTAGCAGCACCCATACCACCAGCCAGTAGAGAACCTATAAGCAATCCTATCTTATCGTTCTTATCTAAATAGCTTTTAGGTGTTTTACTCCAATCATATTGAAATGGTGGCATAGTTATCTTCTCCCTAAATATCGTGCAAGTAATGCTGAAATTACAGGATTAGTTCTGCCAGCATAAGCATTCGGCACTTCTGCGCCTCTTGTCATACCTAAACTTACAGAATCGTTCCCCCCTCTTGGAAATTCTCTTCTACGTCCTAATATAGAAGCGCCTAACGGAGCCATTGCTTGCCCTGCTGCCATGCCTATTGACCATGGATCTATTTCTGTAGATGGCGTTGTTGATGGTGTATTGCTCATAATATTTTGACTAGCATCATAATTAAGCGATGTGGGGGCTGTTAATGATGGAGTATTAAGCTGATAATTAGGTACTCTATTTTGATAATATTGCTGAGTTAACATATCAAATTCTTGCTTTGTCATATTTACACCCTCCCCCTATTTATGGGTGGCCTTACTGGCTGTGGTGTAAACATTCTCGGTGGCGGTCTAAATTCTGGTGGTATTGGCGGCAAACCAGGAGGCATTGGAGGCAATCCAGGCGGTAAATTAACATTCCCACCCCCGCCTGCACCGCTATTGCCTAACAGACTGGTTATTGCTTGTGGATTCTGTTGAATAATTGACATTATATCAGGCATTGGTTTTCGCATTGTTGCCCTTGGATTGTTAGCCATATTCGCTAATCCTGGCCGTCTACCCATAAAACCTCTCATCATTCTTGGATTGATTCCACTATTACCCAACAAGGATGTTATTGTTTGTTCATCCATCAGTATCTCCTTCGATTCATCATGTAAGGATTATTGTATAAAGAATTACCCAAAATACTTCCATTGGTCTGTGGTTGTGTCCCTTGCGGTTGTTTTGGGTAAATATCATTTGCTGTTGGCATTGGCCTTTGTGACATTAATGTTTGTCCAAGGTTAGGAGATTGAGCCCCCGGTATTTGCATGGGAGAGGATTTGAAAGCATTCATTCCCATTTGCGCACCTTGCAAACCAAGCGATGTGCCTCCTAAAATCATTGCTAACGTCAGTGGCTCTATAATTTTACACCCTCATTTCTTGTAATACAGTACAACATTGTTTATTTAATTTATAATATGCTTCCTGTGTTATTCTGGTATTTCTCTTATGATATTGTTTTTCCACATTACAAATCTCAGGTCTATTGTCATATACAGTACATTCGTTTTTATCATTCAATAAACTACATCCCACAACCTTGCAACATGACTCACATTTTCCACAATTAAACTTTATTATTTACCTCCTGTTTGTTGTGCTGATTGTGTTACGGTTCCACCGAAATTACCACCTACTAATTGACTCAGGAGAGATGCTTCATTCCACGGTGCTAATTCACCTTGTTCAAATTTCTGAATATAGGCATTTAGCACGTCCTGGTTCATCTGTTGTTGCTCTGCTCCTGATGCCGATAATGCAGCAATGTCGCTATATCCTGCCTGATTAAGTTCAGGAGCGAATCCTAAAGATTGTAGAATATTATCAATGTTTTGTGTATCTGTTTGGGTTTTCAGTACAGCATTTTGTTTATTTATATCGCTTGTGATTCCAGCTTGCTCAAAATATCGTTGTAAATCATTCATTACATTTTGAACATTTGCCTCTTGCCCATACCCTGCTTCAGTTGTAGCTTTTTCTAATCCTAATTGAGTATTGAGTCGGTTCGCCTCTTGTCCATATCCGGCATTTGCAAGAGCCTTTTCAAGTCCAAATTGAATATTTAATCTATTTGCTTCTTGTTCGTAATCAGATTCCTTGCCTGATAATTCACCGCCAAGCCCCAAAGCCTGCATTTGTGCATTTAATTGATTATCAAAGGCAGTGCCTCTTATATTTGCCTCTACATCTCCAATGGATTCCAGATAATCCTTGTTTGCATTAGTTCTTAAATCTTCCCAAGCACCACTACCCCTTGCCCCTGCATCTTCGGCTGCTGAATTTATATTTGGTATGACATTGCTTAGGTAATTCCGATTAATCCCCCTTGTTGCGGCTGTTATCATATCATCAAGATATTCATTACCACCATCCCCACCAGCCAAAACACCAAGCGGATTCCAGAAGTCATATCCAAGACTTGCCGCCTGCATTTGAGGGCTATAATTAACTGTAGCCCCCGACATATTTGGTGTATAATTAATACTTCTGCCTGTTATATCCCCGGGGTCATTTATTGTTGGCGTGTCTATGTTCCAGTATGGAATTTCATTTGCTCCGGTTATAACATTGCCTAGCGCTGTTTCTGATTTACCAAGTAATGATGATTGCATGGGCTTGCCAAAACTGTCCAAACGGCTATCTGCAAGTCCTTGCGTATATTCTTGTGCCTGTAATTGTGGTTCAGTGAACTTCGCAACACTAGGAGCGCCAATATCTTCTCCACCTTGATTTGCTGCATTAGTTAAATTAAGAATAGGATATAGTGCATCTTGCCACCAGCCTTTACTATTATTCCCTTGTGTACCCCAATAATCTAACCCACCTGGTTTTTTATAATTCGTATCAAAAAAGTCAGAATAAATAGTATCTTCGTTAGGACTCATGTATTTATTGCTTTTTGTGCCTGATGTGGCATTTGGATCATACTCAGGATTAATCACCCTACCTGTTGCTCCGTAAAGAGCGGATTGAAATATTGGTTTCAAATATTTTGACTGCACATCCCATGGTTCAGAAGATGTTATTGAATTATATCCACCACCACTGCTAGCCATTTTTAATATTCTCCAAATCAAGAACATATTCTATATAGGATTGTTTAAATCCCATAGGAACTAGCCGCCTTTCCCATCCTTTACGCAATGTCCAAAATCTCATTTTTTGGCATCCTTGTTCTTTTGCAAACTTCTTTATATCGTCTAAACCTTGTAAGAAGGTTTCTTTATTTATGCCAGGTTTAATGAACAAATGCACCATGCTGAGGAAATTCGTAGCATCAACATTGATGTCTTTCCTAACAGTAATAAATCCACAATATTTACCATCTAAGAATCCCATCCATAGCAATAAATCACCACTCAATAAGTCATTGAGTATCTTTGCTAAACTCATATCCCCATTTGTAAACTCATGGACAATTTCAATTCCTTTAGTAATAGTTTGCCAACAGTTCAATATCTTTTCAGATTCAACTTGATATAAATAAGCATTGTGCTTTGTACTGGCTAATCTCTGTCCATTAATAGGCTTAAACAATGGGATTAACTTGAATTCACCCTCTTGTGGTTTAACCAAGTTTTCGCCAAGCACTTCCGTCATAATAATAGAATCCTTTACCTGTATTCCTGAAGACTAAATAATAAAGTACATGGTCGTTACCAGGATCGCTTGAAAATGTAACTTCTATACCATCTGTTACCGTGGCATACCTCAACATAATTACAGGAGAAGCCCCTTGCGTTTTAATAAACACATAAGGAATATCGGATGCTGTGGCGCCTGTAACCGTTATTGTCTCAGTTGTACTACCGCCAACTGTTGTTGCTGTGCCTCCTGCTATATTTGTATATTGCGTTGATGTGGGATTCCAATTCGTACCATCAGCATAGGCAATATGTCCCTCCCTGAGAAACTCTGCTGGCGGTACTACTTGCCCAAGTACATCATTCAATAAAGGGCTTATCCATCTCAAGGCTAATGCAAGCGTATTGATAAATTCCGTATATTGCTCATGTGATACAACACCTATAAATGTTGGCAAAAGAGTTATTCTATTATGATTTACTGGCATATTACCTACTTCCTATAATTACTGCTTCTGCATTAATAGAACTTATTCCATCGCACAAACCGCCACTTACTAAAGCTGTGCAATATCTTCCGGCTTTTCTTGGGTAAGCGCTTCCATAAACATCAACATTTACTGCATCTGAATATGATCTATCTTCGTTTTCGTTAAATCTTGCGCCTATCTGAACGGATATATCCCCAGAAGCTTGTTCAACCTTTGGTCTTACTTTTAATACTGCTATAATTTTATCATCATAACTAAACTCAGAGGATTCTATTTTCCATGTCATAGCATCGCCCCCAAAATGAGCAACATAACCACCAGAATTTATACAAGCAAATATAGCAGAATTGTCTAACCAAAAAGAACTATCTGCTTCTGGCACAACAATATCAGCATCAGGATAAATTGTATCCATGCTGTCAGCATCCAACACTATTTTGTGTATCGTGAAAATGCCAGAATGTGTTAAAGATATTTTCGTAAATCTCTTTAGTTTTGGATTGTAGGCCAACAGAGTGTCAGGCGTTCCATCACTACTTATGGAAGGATAACTCCAGTAAATAACTCCCCGCCTTGCATCTGAACTAGATGTTATTCTGTGGAAATTATCAATGTCTAAATCTTCCAAGATTGTATTTTTTATTCCCATTCCAATTGAAGTAATTATCCCATCGGCAGTCATTTCGTAAATATCTCGTTCATCAAAGAAATAACATACATTTCCAAATACAATTATAGTACCTTCGATAGCGCCCTTGTCTCTCACCCTTAAACTATCCAAATTAAAAGTAAATTGTCCGCCAGAATACCATCCTACTGTAATTGAGTTTCTATGAAATATTAAAAGCATAGAACCCAAAGCAGTTAATCCAGTAATTTCACCATCCGCATCTTCTAAATTTCTTGAACCAGCCCCCGTGCTTAATGATTGTGCAAAATCTGCAATACTATCCCATGCCGACCATATAACTTTTTGTGGATATACAGTACCATCATTAAGATAAGCAAATATTAAATGCCCTTTGAAGAAAAGACAGAATTTTGCATTAGGAGGGCTTCCACCAAGTGCAACAAAATTAGTTGCCGTCATTCCTGTTAATCTTTGTGGGACATCTGCATAATTAGTAGCAATTACGCTTTCCCCTTTTCTTGTGAAATACCATCTTGTAGTTGCTGCAGTATAAGCACCGGCTACTCTTGTAATATCTGCTAAAGATTGTGAAGTCTCCAAGCGATATAACTTTGTCGTTGTACCACAGAATAAATAATAATTCCCATCATTACTGAAATATTCTACATTTCCGATAGGCACACCAGATAAAATATTGCTTGAATAAGCAATGGGATTTAAAGCGGGATAATATTTTTCATCATAAGGACATAAATTCAAAGCCTGTAAAAGCCCACCGACAGGCATAGCATTAGGCAGATAGTCTGGTAACCATCCCTTACTTATGTCTATTGTTATAGGTTTTCCTGTGGATTTTCGTTCTTCCGGCATTAAACAGCCCCTTCATAATTTACGCTTTGATGAGAACCCGCCCAATCTTCACTAGCGGATATTCTTTTCCATTTTTCCAATCGCCTAGCATATAATTCCTGCCAAATAGGTATTTGTGCAATAGCTTCATCTGATTTTAAATATGGCTGTATTTCAAACAGTGATCCGTACAGCAATAATTCCCAAGCATTTTCAGTAAACCAATTGATTAAATTACTTGCTGATAAATCTGCTGAACGGTTATAAGTAGTTAATTCATAAGGATAGGTAGCGTCTGGATACGGCCTTAAATAGAAAACACCATCTGCTGTTGCTAATGCAAATTTCGCTGGTGTGTCTTTTACAGTAGCATCATACGGATATTTAGTCATTAAATCTGAATAACTTGTTTTATCTAACCAATGTCTTTTATCGCTAACTGTAATAGATAAATACTTAACCTCTTTGTAACGCGTAGGAATAGTTATCGTATCAGTAGAAGAATTGACATTACCAGTTGCCTTAGCTTCCATGTGCTTCCAGTTGATTTCAGGGTCTTGTTCAAGATCATGCAATGTCATATTTATAAAGTCTGGTATAATCGTAGTGACCAAGTCCGGTCTTGCTGCATAATCACCAATTTTAGTAGATAAATCTGTAAAGTTCATTTTCTCTTTGGTCTACCAGGTTTACGTTTTAATACCCCAACAGGGCTTTTTTCCCCTTGTTCATGTGTTTGAACATCTCCACATCCGCCAACCGCTTCTTTGCTTGCCCCTCCGATAGATTCGACTTGCTGAGATTTTTCCCTTTTTCCGATTTCACTTGATACCCCTGTTTCGTCTTTTTTATCATTTACAAATCCTTTCATCCCAATTTCCAATGCTATCTTGTCTGCAATTTTAGCAAAAGCATCTCTGTCTGATTTTACCTCTTTACTTTTTAGGTATTCAATTTCTTCCTCTCGGCTATTAACTACCTTCTCGGCATCAATCCTTTTTGGATACTCAAAAAATTCCATATTTCACCTTTCTTGGTAATAGCGAGGACTGTTTATTTTATTAAACAATCCCCGCCATACCTTTAAATTATTCGTCTATTGCAAACCAATGCCCCGATGCAGTTCCAACATAAAGTGTTGACAAATTCAGATCAGTTGACGAACCATAATACCCTTGTATGGTAAATCCAGCGCCGCTAGTGGTTACTATATATTCTATGTTTGCTGTTGGTGATCCTGAAGCAGAAATGGAGAAAAATGGCCTATCACAAGCGGTAAGGCTAGTAGTAACGGTTTGAGAACCACTTACAATCAATAAGGCACCACTATCCATTTTGCTACCCTGGTTATCGGTAAAGGAGGCAGCCTTCGTGGTATCACTTCCGTTGATACGGAATGTCCCTTGTACGTTAAAATTTCCAGTAACAGTACCATGCGTAATCGCAGCATTTGTAATATTGTCTGTGGTTGTGGTATTTGTCGTAGTGGTTAACGTGGTAATAGTGGCAGTGTCAAATTTAACCGTAGCAGTACCAACTGCATACACATTGGTAGCAAGGAAAATTCCTGCTACCCCCAACATACTTAAAATTAACTTTCTCATTCTCATAATTTTTTATCTCCTATACAGTTACCCGGTAAAGTTCAACCGAAATAACATGGTCACTTGAAGGATTGGAACTGAATGTTACGCTTACTGTATTCGCGGCTGAAACATAAGCGGCAAGGACTGTAACAGGTGTCGCACCAGAGGTAGCTATTGTTACATTTACCAAGTCTGATGTGCTTGCTCCCGCAACGGTAAAATCCTCAGTTGCCGCACCACCTACCGTATTAAGATTGCCACTCCATTTCAATGCCGTTTCTGTCAAGTAATTGACAACCCACATATACTTACCGCTAGATGTCTTAAGCCTTTCCGTTGAAAGAATGGCCTGCGCTCCGTTTACCGTTGGAAGCGACACAGAGGTTTCCTCGTCAATCCCGATTACATCTTCGGAATTACAAGCGATACTTACAATATTCTTATCGGCTGAGTTGACTTTGATTTTATGCGTTTTCGTCTTGAAAAGGTCGCTTTCCAAAGAAGATATTGCATAAAGAGTCATTGTGCTTGCCGCCGCCGGTGCTACATTGACTTGGTCATCGGTTTTCAACACAGTATAGCTTGCAGTTTTATTGACTACTGCTGTCGGGTTATACAGTGGAATCCGTATTTTAGAACTAAATAAAGCCATAATTATATCTCCTATTAAAAATTTAATCTTAACCCAAATGTCTGCAAGCCAGTGTTTCGTCTAACGTCTTAAACCCGTAGAGAATATCAGCACGATAAACCATTTCGTACTGTTTAACATCCCAGCCCTTTGTAACCGTAATGGATATACCTTCTCTTGTCTCTGTATATCCAACACCGGGCATGTCCGGGATTTCGATTGGTACTACGGCAAGCGTAAAGGCATTACGAACAAATGCGACATTGTTCATAAAGGTTGTACCAGAAGAAGGATTAGTCTTGTGTGTTATTGCATCATTGTTGGCAGGAGATGCACTACAATTCTTATACGCCCCTTCTGTTATAATGCCTGGTGATATACCCAAATTGCCAGACGCCCCTGCAAAGTCGGTTGTTACCACAAACTGTTTCAGATAGGTTTGCGTTACCCTGTTTACCGGATTAACGTCATAGCAAGAAGCAAACATCACGATATCGCCTTTCTTATATGTTCCAGCAGCAGTCATCCCATCAATGGCGATTGAACTACCCGTCTGGTTTGCTCCATTAACAAGAGGCGTGCCATCTGGAACACCAGCCGTCACACGAGGCAGGTTTTGGCTGATATAAAAATCAAACTGTGCCAAATTGCCCAAATTCATCTCATTCATAAATTCGTCAACTTTTTTACTACCCGTAATGTCTTTCATTTCGTCTGCCATATTTACTTGATAATCAGGGTCTATAACAAACTTCCTTTTATTAAGCGGCACAGATAGATTTGTTAATCTTCCCGCAACCTGTGCTATGCTTAAATAAGTAGAAGGCGTAGTCCCTGCCGTTCCGATTGCATTCGGTACATCCTTCACCATCGAGAAGGCATCCAAATCAAGTTGTGTTGATAATTCTATAGCGGTTGGTTCTATCACTTCGTTATAGAATGTTTTTGGGTTTTTGTTAAGTGTTGCATCTACTTGATTTTGTGACCAACACACATGGCGTTGGTAGTCCACCTTAACTGGTGTGGTCTTTTGTGAAATTGCTTGTGTTTGTGCCACCCTGCCCAATGCAGATTGTACCTTAATTGGCATTTTCACATTTACAACGCCACCAGCCTCCTGTTGCTTTTTAAATTCAGATTCTAAATCTCTGTGAAATAATTTAATTGCAAGATTGGAATTGCGCAATGCAAGCCAAGTCATTTTTGCAATCTTTACTTCCGTAGGTAATGAAGCCATATATTATACTCCTAAAAATGTTTTTAATGTTTCTGGTGAATTATAAACCCCTTCGCCTTCCTCTTTTTCTGATGATACAGTATCTTTTTCCAATTGATTTGGATTAGGTTTAAGCATTTTTTTCTCAGCAGTTTTAAAGGCTTCGGCTTTCTCGAATAGCGCATTAATTGCCTTGAAGTTTTTAATAGCCATTGCCTTACCAACGATTCGAGGGTCTGTCATAACACCGATTTCATGTTCCGTATATTCAAGTTCACTCATCGCAAAGTTTTCTATATCGGCTCGTTTAGAATCATAGTCCTTAATGCTCTTCCTAACCTCAGACATAGTATCAGCAATTATGGCATTGCCTTGTGCAGCTTGCCTTTGTATTGCAACACTTCGTTGATTCAAATTCCTATCAAGACTTCTAAGCCTGGCTATCTCAACCCTTAGCAATTTGGCATTGTCCGGGTCGAGCATCGGGTCTATATTGGCAAGCTGTATTTCCCTGTTGTCTATTTCCTGCCCTATTCTGTCAAGCACACCAGAAGGGTCTCTATCAAAAGCCTCTTCTAAATTTCTTGGCTGGTTTCCGCTTCTCATTTGTGACAATTCTTGAGATTTTCTGGTAAATTCAGCCTGCAAACCTTTCTTTTCCCTAAGCCCAGCTTCATAATAAGGCTTTGCTAATTCTGGCACCCTGTTAGGGTCTAGTCTTTCAATAGGGATAGACTTCAACTCTTCAGATGTATAAGGCGCTACTTCCGATTCAATTGGTTTTGTTATATTACCATCAGCATCAAGTGACGGTATTGGCGTGGTCTTTTCGAGATTGTCCGACCCCTCTACGGGTTCAGCTTGCTGATTATCCGGTTTGGGTACGGGTTCTGCCAAAAGCTGGTCCAGTGTCACTTCGTCTTCCATTTGAAACTCCACTTTCTAAACGCTCACTGGCGTTTGATTTGGCTTTCAAGGAAGCTCAGAAGGTACTAATAAAAAAAGCCTAAATTAATACTAGCCGCAAACCCTTTCGGGTTATCAACCATTCGTGCGCATGGTTGATATTTGTTAAGCTAGTACAATTTAGGCTTTCTATGAAGCTCTTATTAAATAATTATCTTATTTCAATTGTTCTTTCATAAATTGGTTTAAATTATTTTCAAATTTATCATAATCAAATTTTGGGTCTGACTTCATTTTTTTAGCAATTTCAATTTTGTCTAAATATCCCAAAAACAATTTTTTTTGTTTTATTATCTTATAGCTAAAAAGACTTATTATTATAAAACTTAACAAAATAAAAGTTAACCCACAAACCCATTTCTCTTTTTTACTCATTCCATTTTACTCTTTCTATGAAGCTCTGATTAATTATTATTTAAACTATTGTTTTACAAAATATAAATTATTAGGGCGAAAGACTATATCCTTATTACAACAATAACACTGTCCCTGGTGATTGATATCAACTATTTTATGGAAATACGCATGTTCGCAATTTGGGCATTCCTTTGGCTTTTCATGTGGAACATAAGGTATCCAATCATTTCGTTTTAAATCAATATTACACACTCGTGCATAAGCATTATTATTTTTATCCATAAAATAAAATCTATCACTTTCTAATTCAGCACGAAGTTTTGTTTTTATCTCTGGCAAAGTCGCCTTGCCATCTCCAGCCTCTAGGGCTTCGAATATGTTCATTCTATTCTCCTGTTAAATATCATTTAAAGTTTTACAATTCCCATTCTACTGTAATTTTCATTAAAGGCTTACGGCTCTCTATATCAACGGAATTTATTCTAGCAAATACATAATCTAAAAGCGTTTCCCTAGTCCAATTTATATTCTCAAATACTTCTTTATGTTTAATTGTTTCACGTGGAACAACAGGTATCCAATCATTGCGCTTTAAATCTATATACAATACTTCCCTAAAATAATCATATATCTCTGTATGTCTCCAAACAAAAACACCCTTTTCTTGTTTAACATAAAATCCTATATCGCCTTTCAGTGTCGCCTTGCCAGAGCCAGCCTCTAGGGCTTCATATATGTTCATACAACCTCCTATTAAATTTCAGTGTCGGTTTTGCAATGCTTACATTTCACCTCAGCATTCCCCTTTTTATTTTTTACTGCTATTACTTTATTACAGTCCTTATTTTTACATCTAACCTTTTCACCTAATGTCATTTTGAATAATACTCCCTTATCTTTTTGGCTATATCCTCAAAACATTTGGCTATTTCTTTTATCGTCATTTCTTCATCTTCATACCAATGAAACGCACATTGGAGTTGATCCTTTAATTTAAACTCTTTTCTTTTTCCTTTTTCAGTAAAGGGTTTAATTGTAAAAATAAAACCTTCAAACATTTTCAACTTAGACATGCTAAAATCTTCTGCGGTTTTTATTGTTAGAATAGCTTTTTTATTCTTCATTTTCTAATGGACACCATTCTGGAATAATTTGGTTATCTAATATAATTTTACGAGTAATATCACATTCGTCAGGTTCAGATAAAAAACCAATAGAATATTTAGGGCATTCACAACATTTGCTAATTATAATAGTAATTTTTTTCATGCCAAGTCAAACCTTTCTAGGAATTTTTCTTCTAAGGTTTTCTCTTTAGACTTCTTAACAATTTCATCTGAAAGATAAGAAGTCAATCTACCCTTGACTTCATTTAGTGCTTTAACAAAACAATAAATCTTTTCTCTGGACTCGTCATCTCTTCTCTGAGATGCTTTAAATTTAATCCATTCACCCTCTTCTAGCTCTTTAAAAGCTAGTATAAATGCCGGATTTCCGAGAACTTCTTTTGCCTGGGCTATTAACGAATCTTGAGTTAATTTGTTATCTTTATCCAAAATGTCCATTACCATCTCCTGTCATTGTAGGATTCATAGGGTTATTTCTATTCATTGGATTTGCCGGATCGGCTGGCCTCTCTATATTCTTTGGCATATTCGTATCAGTTGACTTTTTTTGCTCCATATTGCCCATTCCAAGATTTGCCATAACTTTTTGTAATGCCATAGACAATTCCGGTGGTATTGGAACACCCATTCCGGCAAGGGCTGGCGCATATTTCATCAACCCCATGACCAACTCTTGCACTGACATTACGAACTTCGGATCAGTAATAAAATCACTCTTATTCTTGAATCCCATAGCTTTTATAAGTTCACCAAGAGTGTGATAAACATTTTGTGCAGTAATTACTGGCAATTTTGCTCTTGCAATCTTCTCAAATATACCAAGAAGTTGTTGCATCTGCATCACAACCATATCTTTGTTATTTGTGCCAATTCCGATATTGATTATAACATCGCATTGTTTAACAACATCGTCAGGAGTTATGTCAACATTTTCATTTAATAACCGTATAACTGTTTTCTTCTGCAGGAACTTCTGATTGAGACGAATAATATCCTTTATCAAAGGAACGAATCCCATTTCGCCAATAAGTCTTGCCATCATTTTGATAATTTGAGATGCTTGATATATCTGCTGAGATTGTCCTCTAAATGTCTTATTCAATGTCCCAACATCAACACCTTTATAAGCCCTAGGAATACCAGAGCGATACTCAATTATTCTTTCAACTCTCTCGTACAACTCGAATGCCCAGGGTTGTAATTGTGGTGGTATAATTGATTGCACTGCATCCTGAAGGCTACCACTTGTTACGCGGACATAACCACCAGGCACATTATTATTTTTAAAATCATCAAGATTGACCCTACCAGAAGCATCAACCAAATATCTACCCTGATTATTCATGTAGATATTATTAAGCAAGTTCCTCATTAAAGCAGTAGACAGTTCTTGAAATTTCTTTAAAAGATCATGGAAACTATAACCAATAAGTTTATGTGCTTGTCTAAACGCAGCGATTGCCTCGAATGGTGGATAATCATATTCGTTCTTTTCGCTTACAAGAACTTTATTACCTATCATCTTTGTCAGCCAGGGTACGCCTGTTTCTATGTTGTTATAATAGCATTCGTAAACAATATAATTACCACTTTTTTCATCATAGCAAAAAGAAACACCATCAACATTTTCAAATCGTTTTGTTTCTACATCCGAAGAATTAAGGTTGTGTTCTAAATCATCTTTAAATTTCTTGACTTTTTCAAAAGTATCTTTACCGAATTTCTTTATAAACCTGCCTTTACTATAAGTAACTTTATGACACATAAATTCAGTGTCTTTTATATTTTGTATATCTGAAAGAATACCAACATTTTCACGACTTACAGCCTCAAGTAAAGGGTATTCGTCTTCAATGGTATATTTTAATTTTACGTCATGTTCTTTTATAGCCGGTTCAACTTCAATTCCAAATTCATTAACAATACTTGATTTTAGTATTCTTTCAGCATGTTCTACAACCGTAACATCAGGAACATTAACTTTAGCATATAGTTCTTCAGTTGTTAATTTCTTATAAAATTTTTCTATAACCTGGACATCTTTATACCATTGATATTTTGCAAATCCAATTCTGGCAATCATGGCATCTTGTATCCAGTCATGGCAGAACAAAAACCAATTGTTTTTAACTCTTGTTTGATAATCAACTAATGTGCTTAATTTTTCAGCCTCTCTAATATCCTCTCCGCTGCGTGGTTTTATAAAATATGTTTCATCATTTGCGGCAAATATATCAGCCATAAGTGGCATAGCCCAGTTGATAGCATCCGAAAGTGTTGGTATTACAGTTTTAGATACTCCTTCTTTCTTTTTTTCTCCCAAGTCCAATTCATTAGCTTCATAATATTTCATTGCCTCGACATGGTGGTCATTGAGAGTTTTATGAGTCTTATTTACCCTCTCAATCATCTCGACACAATAATCTATCTCGTCTTTATATTGGTCTTTAGTGTCCAATTCTTTGGATTTATTCTCTTCTATTATCATTAAGCTACCGCCGTTACAGGAAATTCAACTCGTTGATTAAATAAATTAATATCTGTCCAAACTATTCCGGTCAACGAATACCGATAAATATTTTCAGGCATGTGGTCGTCTTTATCTGAAGGTTGTCCGTTTTCGTCCTTTTCATATTTCTTCATCTCGTAGATATGTCGTGTGCATTTTCTGAATATTTTCAATGAAGGCATTTTATTTGCCCCCATTAACCAATTTTTAACATTTACAATACCGGATGATTTATCTTTTAAAGCAACTTCAAGTCTTATCCCATGTTTTGCAAGCCTATGGCTTATGATAGTAAAGGCATCCTGTAAATGAGGCATCCTATTAGTCATCATTTTATTGTCGCCCTTAGAATAGGGGTCTATAAAAGCCTTATCTATTCTCCATGCATTAGATACTTTACGTCGGATTATTGCATCCGCAATTTCTTCGGCGCTTAGATGTTCCCAAATTTCATCGACAACATATTTCCAACCAGGTTTATCCACTGCATAGAAACCAATAGCTTGTTCAATGCATGGATGGAAATCTATCATCGGTGTTACTGGCCAATCCGTAGGTATCTTAAATTCATCGCATGTATGTAAGTCATAATTGAAAGTATCATATACTTTGCCTTGCCCGGAATACCAGCCACCCTCAAGACGTGCCTTTCTAACTTGAGGCGACCAACTTAAGGAGGCTCTGTCAAAGTTTTCTTTAGGTATGTATGTGTTTGAGTAAGCATGAATATTACGAACACATCCTACTATTTTTTGCATTTCTGGTTTCGGGCTTTCAATTATATCTTCAAGGATCCAATCATAATCAGAATCAACCGATGTAAGTGTTTGCAAAATAATACCATCATTTTCTGAAAGTCCTCGAACACAAGCATCATCAATCGCTTTTTCGTGTGGCTCGTCTGGCCAAACAATGTGGCCTGTCCAACCTTCGTAAGCCTTAGCCGGTATTTTATTGGTCATTAATTCAATACTAGAACCATTCTTATATTGAAAATAAGATTCAACTCCTATTTGATTTTTCTTGCCATAACCATCGTTGCCAAGTTTTACCATTTCATCGAAAATAAAAATTTGATATAGTTTCGGAATAATAACTTCGGCTGCATGATGCTCCCAATCCGCACATACGATCCTTACTTTTATCGGTGGCGTAAATAAAGTTTTCTTTTCTTTATCCCATGGCAAATAGCCTAAACAATTTGCTTGAACAAAATTTCCACCAAATATAGTTTTACCTGTTTGATTTGCCCCTTGCATAACCAACCGTTTTTTACCTGCATAATAAAAATCAAGTATCTGTTGTTGGTGTGGCAGAGGTTTAAAATATTCCCCGCCATGTGTATCTTTGTGCAGTTTGAGCTTTTTTAACTGCTCGATATATTTTATTTGAAGTTTTTTGGCCTGCTCAAGCTTAGATTCATAGCCTTTTCTTTGTTCATCAGATATTTCCCCCGCAAGATAAGTCTGTATATCTGAGATCAAAAGGTCTATTGAATTTTCTTCTGTCGTAAGCATGCCAATAATACTATCAAAAAGGTAATTCCAATTACGGTCCAGAGAATAAACCAGTTAACATCTTTTAAAATATCAATTGCTATTTCCATTTGTTTCTCCATAAGTCACAGAAAATAAGTCCTGAAAAAAGCAAGAAAATAATAAAAAGAGAAACTGCAAGCGCTTTATAAAATCCCCAAGGCATCCCTAAAATATAATCAAGCATATTTGTATCAATAAAAAAATCCCGAATCATTCGACTTATGCCTTACGGGCTGCGCTGATTCGGGATTCACTATCCCTTATGACGGATATAATAAGGGGTTAAACTAACCGATTAAATTTATTTAATACTTTTTTTACATTGGAGTAACTTTTATTAGCATTTTCATCTTTCATTAACATTGCCCATATAATCTAAATGTCTTTTATTCCCATATTCATCTTCTAAATATACTATATGCCTTCATCTATATTAAATTCTTTTTCTGTTTTTACAGGATCATTTATGTATGCACTTATAGCATCAATTACACTCGTTTTGTCTTTAAACACTATCTCTCTGCCACAACCAAGTTTTACAAGATACCCAGATCGAACAGATTTTACTTTAAAACAAATACCTGGTTTTACCTGAGTCGTATCGCTAGATGGATAATAAGAAGACCATTTATTAGGATATTCATACATATTTGTAGGATATTCACACATATTTGTCAAGATTAATCCCTATTTTTGTTTTATACATCTCATACATTTCTCAGTAGTGGTTTGGTTCATTGGGTCACGCATTAAATGTCCAAGATTAACACTTAAAGTATATACAATCTCATGCCCTTTGAAAAAACAAATTATTCTTTTCATTTTAAATTTTACTTAAATACAATATTTCTTATATAATTTATTTAAGGTTTCAATCCTTTTTTTTGTAGTATAAGGTGCAGTTGAAGCAAAATACATAGCACGAAATAGTCGTCCTAGCCATGTTGTATAGGGATGAATTTTTGACTTGCTCAATTCTCTAAGTTCCTTTTTAGTATATCCTATCTTCTTCATTAATAGTCTATTCCTTTTCCCATGTATACATTTATTACTTCTATTGATTTTTTTAGTTTCCAATCATAATGTTTTCCAATTAAAAACCTGGCATACATATCAGTTGAGTTATTTTTCATTACATATTGTTCTACCATTTTTAATACACAAATCAGACTTTTTCTCTTGTGTTTTTTTTCTTCATATACTACTGAAAAACATTTATCCTCTTCAAAATTAACACGCATTAATTCTTTATTTTTAACAAACTTTTTCTTCATTTTTAAAATTATTGTTGATTAATTTTACTTATAGAATTTCTAAAAAACGTCCCTATGTTATTAAGATCCTCAACAGTTGCTTCGCATCTCAAGGGAAATAATTCATCTTTATTGTTATTGCTAAATTCTTTTAGGGTTTTTTTTGCATGCTTTATTACTTCGAGAAGTTCTATTAATTCAAAAGAATCCACTTTTATACCTGGTACTATAAATATGGAATTAACAGGCTTTGGGACTTTAATAGTTTTTGTTATAAATTCTTTGATTTCATTCATTTGTTTATTTGATATATTACAGATGATTTTCTTCTTTTTATTAATAATTTTTTTATCCATTTTATCTTTTCCTTGTATATTTTAAAATTTCAATACAGGTTTAACAAAAGACAGATCACCATTAGGGTGAAAATGCAATTCAAGTTTCTCTACATACTTGTTCGAGAAACCGGCCTGCTTGAGAAATTCAGAGAGTTCCTTTTTCTTATCTTCTAAAACTTCAAACATTATTTGTTTTGACATTATTCCTCTCATAAAGAACATGCATTTTGGCTTTCTTCTTATCTTCTTTAGACATTGGAGTAACTTTTATTAGCATTTTTTTCATTCATTCTTCCCACTCTAAAGTTAATTTCATTTGTTTATTAAATAACTTTTCTATGTTGCCAGTCTTTACAAAGCCCAACTTGATTGAAATTACATTCTCAAATACTTCCCTACACTTCTTTGTTCCAGGTGGAACATTTCCGGGTGGTGGTAGAAAGTCTTTAACATAGGCTTCGCTAAAACCTATATTTATAAATTCAAAATATCTTTTGAACCAAGTTTCCCATAAACTAAAATTTGATTCTGTTATACCAAATGGTTTTGCCCAATCTTTCTTGACTTCAATATAGGGTATCCAATCGTTACGTTTTAAAAAATAATTTCCTACCTGGCTATACGTGGGAATTGTTCCTGTATAATCTGTATTCTTTTTCCATTCAAAAAACTGATTTTTAGCATTTATAAAAACAAAACATTTACCTTGCCATTCTGGTAGTGTAACCAAACCATCTGTGGCAGCTTCGAGAGCCTCAAATATGTTCATCTTATTTCCTCCAATCCCTTATTGCCACAATTCCCATAAAGACTACAAAAATAAACGCCAGACCAACTGGTATTAAAATGCAATAATCATATATGCCCATGTCTATCTAGCCTCCCTTGTATATGTTTCTTTAACCGTTATATCTGCTGTGCTTGTGCCGCTTCTTTTAATCCCTATTCTATCATAGTCGTGCATTTGAGAAGCGGCAATACTTCCTGTTTGTGTGCCACTATAAACAGTTTCGCTTATTGTTACCCATGAGGTTGGCGTTGTTGTTCCATTTGCCATAAACAAACCTACTGTAATAGTTCCGGCATCCCCCATACTTGTAGTCTCTACGTGGATGCTCTTGTTGGTCATGCCCCGAATCTTAACTGCGCCTGCTGTACTTGACATGCCGCCACCATCATTGTATACATAGGCATTCCCAGTGCCTACTGCATAACTATCGAATCTCTTTACAAAATAACCATAAGTATTGTCGTGTTCATCAGGAAGGATATAAGTGATGTCGTTGTTGATCGGGTCGGAAGAAACTGTTACTGAATCGGCGTGTGAAAGACTTATAAGACTTGTTAAGAGTAAAAACAAAAAACATGGTAAATATTTCACGTTTTGGACTCCTATTGATTTGGTGGATTTATTTTGTTTGAAGGAGGTGACAAATTTGGATATTTCCTCTCAATCATTCTTCGAGTCTCCTTTTCAAGTTCAATTAATTTTAATTCATTATCTTGAAGATAATATATTTTATCACAAGTTATTTTGCCTTGCAATATAGACGGATATGTTTTCCCTATATCAAAAATCATAATATGCGGTATATCTGCTTCAAGAGATGAATACGGAATAAGCGCCTTGATGTCTTTTACTATCTTGCTACGATCAAAATTAACATATTTCCAATCAAATTCATCTATAATAAATACTCGATAAGTTATTCCCATTTAAAGTTCCCTATCTCAATATCATAAATTTTACACATTGTCAAGATTATTTATTTATATTTTGCCATAGTTTCTTTAACATTGCTACTATTACTACCAACGTAGCAACAATACCTATTACCAAAATCCATGTTCAACTATTTCAAGCATTCTGTGTTCCCTTTCTTGTAAACAAATTCAGAATGATGCCTCTCATTACAAACCCTTCTTTTCCCACAAAATTCACAAATTGCATTTACGAGTGGCTTTAACATGCTCAAACCTTCACTATACCCATTCTCCTTTAAACATTCTTCGCATACTGTCATATTAACCCCCTAATGTTTCACGTGGAACTACTCAACCTTAATTACTGTCACAAGAAATGATTTGGTTTATCACTGGTCGGATTCCCCACCCGACACCGATATACGGCCAGGATCGAACTGGCGACCATCCCATTAGGCTGCTCTACCAAACTGAGCTACGTATTTCGACAGGGTACTTGCTTACTTTCACCATTTATGGATTACATTGTATAGTATACTATCAGGCATACAATATTTTCCATATATGCTAGAGCTTGCTTTCTCCTCAACACCCATGCCTGACACATGGCAGTGATAAACTATTCTCTAACATTCATCTTCACCACAATATTTACGCCTTATCTCGCCATATTCCTTTACTTGGAATCCCTTTCCACATCTCTTACATTTCATATCATGCATATACACCCCCTTTTAAATATAATATTAATGTTCACATAATATTACATAAATATTATATTGTCAAAAAAAAACTTTATTTTTTTACAGCATGAGAGGATACTTATGTGTATTGTGTTTGTAGAAATATACCCCTACCCCCCCCCCCTTATCGGGTATGGCATCTGGGCAGGGTGTCGATCCTGTGGAATGTGGTAAAATGCAACAACGGCTGATAATATCAATTATGTTACCTTGCTCGAAAGTCATAACTATCATAAAGGTACACACTTAATACTTTGGGAGGAATTATCGACAGTTATAAAACGTATGAAGTACAAGATGTAGTATGGTTAGAGTTGTTTGCGAAGATCATCGGCTTGCTTTTGCAGGTCTGCGATTGTGCCTTGAACCTCGACTACGGAGATATTTGCTGTAGATTTGCCACTTTCCAGCCGTTCTTTATCATATAGAATACCCGCGGAAATGATCCGTTGATAGACTGGAGTGTCCTTTATCTCTTGGTCGTCAATGGAGTTTAATATCCTTGACTGCAGGAACTGGAAAGTTTTAGCTCTATTTTTTTCGAAATGTTTTGCATTGGCTCTGTTGTACCCAACACGACGGAGTCTATCATGTACATTCTGCTTTGTACAGCCTACGAGGTCTGCAATCTCTTGGTATGAGAGAGGCGGCTCACGATCTGCATACTCAATGATGGACTCAATCGGTATATCCTTAACAGATCTGTCAATAACGTCAACTGTGTCACCCATGAAGGTAAAAGGTAAAAAGATTATTTTGATAATCCCCCTAAATCCCCCTTATGGGGCGGGGCTGTGCAATCACTGATATGTATTATCTACGGCAAATCTGCGCTCTTGATCTGCCGCTCACTATCAGGAGATATGTAATTTACCGGATATACCGGCGACCGCTACTCTCGTACGGTCAATCCTAAGCAGTCATTAATACGCCTTGAGTCGGGCTGCTACGTCTCAAGGTATTCATAGCGCCTAGCGTTTCGGCGCCCTGCGGGCGATCTCCGGTGGGTGCGATTATTACTACCAAATATTTTATAATTTGTCAAGGATAATTTTTTACTATGGGTTTTTCTATTATGCACTAACTGGACTCTAACTTTCATTTTCTAATAAAATTAAAACAAAAAAGGCTGTAAGCACCGAATATAGGCACTTACAGCCTTTCTTGAAGTCTAAAAGAAGTCTAATCGAAGTCTAACTATTTAATTTTAATTTGCAAAACGCATTGCATGTATGAAATTCCCGCCTTCCTTGATTTACAAGGCTTTCGGGGTGGTGAAATTAAAATCAGCTTCTTTGGCTTATTTTAAACGGTAGTCGTGGGCATTTCACCCTTGCAAAAATATTGGTTTTTTCCCGCTGGCGCATTTCCACCGATTTTGAAAGTACGAAAATGGACATGTTGATTTACAATGACTTACGATTAATTATTGCCAAAATTAAGAATTATTACGAATGGTACGATTATTGATGTATAGATAAGCAGATTCGCACGGCGGATCGATAATAAAACTCTGTGAGCGGGGAGATACAAACATGAAACAAAAAAAAGAAATAGTGAAAGATAATCTAGAGCGTGCAAAAAAAAAGTTGCCATCATGTTGGACAGCCGATGTATTATCAAGTAGTATGATACCATCAGACACTTGTAGCGTATGTACGAGTGTATATAATCAAGCAGAATACGAGCAGGCAATGAGAACAAATATTAACCTCTGTGATAACTGTAGAGCTGACGTTATGATTTCTCGGTTGGATCATTAGTCCTTCTCCCCGCTAAAGGGTATGTGTTACATTTCGTGTAACATTGTTACATTTGGCGTAACACGATGGAAATTTAAGAAAAATCGGGCGGGGAGATACAAACATTGAACCGAAAGGAGGAGAAAAAATGGATATTAAAAAAATAATTGCCGGAGAAATTAAAAACCTTTCCGGGGCTGACCTTTCCGGGGCTGACCTTTCCAGGGCTAACCTTTCCAGGGCTAACCTTTTCGAGGCTAACCTTTCCAGGGCTAACCTTTTCGAGGCTAACCTTTCCGGGGCTAACCTTTCCAGGGCTAAC